AACCAAAACGGGGACCTGTTCCGGGACCGCGTGGCGGTAAAGCGAAAGATCGAGTGCTCCTGGCTCCCAATGAGTGCCGCAAAAATGGCAACGCTTTTGTCAGCCGTCAGCGATCCGTTTTTCAAGCTTACATACCCAGATGCGCTTACGGGGACAAATAGAACGATCACCTGCTATGTTGGTGATCGTTCTGCGCCCATTTTGCGCCCGGAGGCGGATGGAACATGGTTATGGGGCGAAATGTCCATGAATTTCATCGAGAGGTGAGCCATGCATACTGTAACAGACGCATTTAACGCCGCGTGTTCTGCGCCGGGGCGGGAGATCACAAGCAAAATACTGTTTAACGGCACGACAGAGCTGGCCGCCTCCGAGGTGCAGGAAATCAGCATAACAGAGCAGTTCGGCTCCTCGGACGGCGTGACCATCGGTGCGGCGTTTTCTTCCAGTTGCAAGGTGACGATGTACAAGCAGGACAATCTCCCGCTGAACGGTGCATTTTTTATTCCATCTGTTGGAATCATGGTGGGCGGCAAAGCCCAGTATGTCCAAAAGGGCAAATATTACATCCCCACGGACGGCGTAGAAGAAAGCGGGAAGTTGTGGGTAACTATCACCGGATATGACCGCATGGCCAGTCTGACGGATGATTATGTGCCTACCATTGATTTCCCCGCCACTCCTGTGCAGATTCTCACAGATGTATGTACGCAAGGAAATGTCACTGCGCCCTCGGTAGCTTTGCCGGATATTCAAATTTCTGCACCCTACACAGGGTCACTGCGTCAGCAGCTCGGATGGTTGGCGGGGCTGATCGGATGCAATGCGAAATTTGATTCCGACGGCGAACTAAAATTCTGCTGGTACTCTGATAGTATTTCTGTTGGGCCGGAGGTGCAGTATCAGGGAGGACTTAGCAAATCCGCAGATTCCCCGTTTACCATACAAAGCCTTGTCACGGGAACGGAAGAAAACCCCATCACGGTCGGGACGGGTGTTGGAATTTCGGCTACAAACCCGTATATTACCGAAGCTGTGGCGGCTACTGTTTTTGAGAAAATTGGAAACAAGGCAATGATGCCGTGTAAGGTGCAATGGCGGGGAGACCCCTCTACGGAAGCAGGGGACATATTGCACGTTACAGATGTGACCGGACCAGCCAGCACATTCCCCGTTTACATTATGGAACAGGAACTGCGTATAAAGGGCGGAATGGTGGCGAATACGACCTGCTATGCGCCGCAGGACAAGCAGTATGTCGTGGAAAGCCCCATTATACAGCAAGTGAAGCGGGAATATTCCGGCCTTGCCAAAGCCATGCAGGATGCCACAGAAAGAATTATAGGCGCGAAAGGCGGATACTGGGAAATCACGCTGGATGATGATGGATTCCCCACCGGGTGGATGGTTCGAGACACGCCCACTATGGAAGATAATACAAGGCTGTGGATTATGAACATCAACGGCCTGGGGTATTCCAAAGACGGCGGGAAAACCATTTCTGGCGTTGCGCTTACGATGGACGGCGAAGTAAACGCAGACACAATTACGGCTGGGCAAATGTCCGCAGAGCGTGTAACGATCAATGGGCAAACGCTTTCTGATTTCATTGATGCAAGCATTGATGAAGATGGACACCCTGTACTTCGCATTGGATCCTCTGCATCGGAGATTGTTTTGAAGGAATACAACGACAAGATTGGGTTTTATGACGCAAGCGGCACACTGTTAGCGTACTGGAATAACAACAGCTTTGAACTGGTAGAGCTATCGAAGTTCCGCCTCGGTCCGATGTCTATCGTTGTGCAGCCGAATCAATCCATAAGTTTCGTGGGGGTGACGTGATGCCGAGTATCTACGGAAGCAAATCTAAGGGATGGCAGCTACGCCTTGACTATACAGTCAAGAGCCAGAGCATCGAAAATAACACCAGTGCGCTTGATTTAACCTTGTATGTGTATGACGGTACCGGGTACTCACAAAATGAGTCTGCGAACGAAGCGTATTACATTCTGCAAGGTACAAAAACTTGGAATCCGTACAATTATCCATCTACCGGTTGGTATAAACTGGGCGTAAAGTCTATCACTGTCACACATAGTGGCGACGGAACCGGGAAAGTCACGCTTTCCGGCGAATGGGACTGCGGCTTTGATTCGGCCTACACACCAAGGCATTTGACCGTCTCCGGTAGCGTTACACTACCAACAATTCCAAGAGCATCTTCCGTGTCTGCCACAAATGGCACAATGGGCGGTAATGTAGCAATTACCATCACACGGAAAAATTCCGCCTTTACACATAAGTTGTCCTATAACGCCGGAAGCGGGTATGTCTCTATTGCAACTGGTGTAGCCACATCTTACACGTGGGCAAGCCCTGACAGCATGATAGATGCTACCACGAATGCTTCTTCCCGCACGGTGACGATAAAATGCGAGACCTACAACGGAAGCAGCAAGATAGGTG